TGACCAAGTTCGCGCTGACCAAGTTCGCGCCGTACAAGTTCGCGCTGACCAAGTTCGCGCTGACCAAGTTCGCGCCGTACAAGTTCGCTCTGACCAAGTTCGCGCCGTACAAGTTCGCTCTGACCAAGTTCGCGCCGTACAAGTTCGCGCCGTACAAGTTCGCGCTGACCAAGTTCGCGCTGACCAAGTTCGCGCCGTACAAGTTCGCTCTGACCAAGTACGCGCCGCCCAAGTTCGCGCGGGCCTTCACCGCTGCGATAACCACATCGCGCAGCGTATCGCCGTCGCCTTCGTACAAGATGGCGTCGCTATAGCGGGATTTGATCGTGTATTTCATGGCGTGCTCCTAGCCGCGTCGATGGCGGCGTCGAGTTTGTCGCCAAATAGCGCCTCGTCCGCAGCGCACACACAATAGGTATTCCACCAATCACCCGGCGGATCGCGCAGCCACCGATACCGCGCTGCATCCACCTCCGCGCTCGCGGCGCGCTCGGCGGCGGCAAGCACGCCGTCTATGCTGCGCCGCTGATCGTCGGTCAAGTAACGGTTGTCGGTGAGTAAGCGTACGAGGGCAATGTCGGCGGTGAGGGCGGTCATAACGGTCATGCTGCCTTTCTCCTTCTTTTCGTCGGCACCTTGCCGTAAATCGCGTCCAGGTCGGACGGCGGTGCATCCCCCATCTCGGGAATCGTCTCCGGCCCCGGCCCGCTGGTCACCCGCGAGTCGTCGCCGAATACAGCTTTGATCTCCTGCATGAAGTCGTCCCCCATAATGCGGAAGTCAGCCGCGTCGTGAATCTCGCGCGACGAATACTGCGGTTGGTCGAACGTGCGATCCGTCAACTTGTTGCGCCAGCGCACCGCGTTACCGTCCACCTTCACCAACTCAGCCACGCGGCCAAGCAGGGCCGGGATGAACCGATGCTCGTCGCACCCTTCCAGCTGCGCGTCCTGCGGAATCGTGGCTTCGTGATGCGCGCAATGCCACTGGCCTTCGCCGATCGGCGTCGAATGCGCGCACGAGCGGCACGTCGGCACCGGCACGGCCTCGCCGTGGCATTGGGCGTGGAAGGGGCAATACCGGCATTCGTGCCACGTCGCATCGTTGCTGATGCGGACCGGCGGCTCGGCCTGGAAGACGATCGTTCCCGCCTTCGCGATCAGTTTGTCGCACTCGGCCTTGTCGTACTCGACGCGCTCGATGTGCAACTCGCTCGTGTCCTTGTTCTCGGCGATGTACACGGCCCGCGTCATGCCGGCGAGCCCCATGTAAAGCTGCATCTGCGCCCAGTGCTTCGGTTTCGATTCGCGCACTCCACGCTTCAACAGGTCCGCGAAGCTCTTGGCGTTGTGGGTCTTGGCTTCGATCAGGTGCCACGTTTTGGGCGCTTCCTCGAAACCCAAGCCGGCGCCGTCTAGGTGGCCTTTCAGGTGACCATCGCAGGCGCTCACTTCCCACTGTTCGCCGCTGACGGTGACGCCGATTTCGCGCAACTCGGCCAGCACGCGATCCTCGAAAATGTCGCCGGTTCCGAACAACCGCAGCATCCGGCCGTCGAATGCTTCGGCGCCGCACCAGCGAAAGCCAAGCCACAAGCGCCGCGCGCAGGACTCGCCGAGAATCGACGCGCCCAGGTACGGCCGCGGCTTGTCGTTGCGCTTCTGCTCGTGCAGCTGGTAGATCTTGCGCACGGTCGAGTGCGTCGGTTCGGGAAGCTTGGCCATCAGAAGTTCTCGCTCTCGATCTTGTCGTTACCGAATCGCGTGCGGACCACGCACGATTCCGGCTTGCACGTGCCTGCGCCTTTCAGCGCGTCGCGATAGTCGTTGGCCGCAGCGAGCACGTGAAAAATGCGCGACCGCACCTTGCTTGGCCCCTCTCGGGGGGGGGGTGAGCAACTCACCTTCGACGAACCAACCCTTTGTCACGCGGGCCATGCTGTCCTCGGTAGGTGGCTCGCCCGCCGCACCGACGCCCAAGGGGATAGGCGCCTGCCGTGTGGTGCGAGGGCGAGCCGTTGATCGTTACGCCGCCTGCTTGGGTTTCGCCCACGGCGGCGCAGCCTTCGCGACGGCCGGCTTCGGTGCCGGGGCTGCAGGCCTCGCTTGCGCCGCGGGCTTGGGCGCCGTGCCGCCGACCGGCTGCAGCGTCGAGAAATCGAGCTCCGACTGCGCCGCGTATTCCCCTTTGGCCGGCTTGATGCGGCAGCGCCCGAGGAATTGCTGTCCGATCAATGCGTCGCTGTCGGACAGCGCGCCGATGCCCACGGCGCGGCACAGCGCGCCCAGCTCGCGCCGCGCGATTTCCTCGGCCTTCGCGCTGTCGTTCTGCAGATTGAAGCCGGCGAATACCACGCGCCCCTCGTGCGACGGGCCCAGCACGTTGCAGCGCACGTTCAGGCGCTGGCCGGTGCCGCTGGACGTGGGCTTCAACTCCGCGTCGCCGATTTCCCACTGAAACACGGTGTCGGTGGGCAGGGGCTCGAAACCCTGCACGTCGTCCACTTGGGACGGGTCGAAGGCGTTGCCGCCGAAAATGCCGCTCATGTCAGCCATGGTTTGTTCCTCTCGGTCAGGCGGCCTGTTCGGCCGATGGGGTCAGTTGGGACGCGAACGCATCCCAGTTAAGCGCGCAATCCTTGATGCCGAAGCGCGTTCCCGACGGGTACGCCGGGTGCGCCTCGAGGTAGAGCATCCGCTCGCCGGTTTTCACGGCCTTGGCTTCCTTCTGCCCAAAGCCAGCGTCCGTTTTCTTGATCGCGATCTTGTGCGCGGCGAAGCCAACGATGTCGGCCCATTCCAGGCACAAGCCGCTGGCGCGGTCGTGGAGTTTTAGCACCCAGGCGTCGTAGCCTTCGTGCGTCGGCGACTCGATGCGCTTCTGCTTGACGTGCGAGACGAGGATCACAGCCATGCCGCGTTCGCGGCGCAGCGCCTCGAAACCATCCAACAGGTTTTTCCACTCGGCCGCGGCGGCGATGTAGCCCTTGCCGTACCCAGGCGACTCGATGGTGTCCCACTTGTTGGCGCGGCACACGTAGTCGTGCAGCAGCGGCTCGGTCCAGTCGAGCGAGTCGAGGAACACCGACGCGAAGCCGTGCGGCTCGTTCAGCAGCAAGCCGATGGCCTCGTACACGTCGTCCAGGGTCTTGCACAGCGGGAACGCGCGCGCGTCCACGCCGGAGAGCCCGTCCTCGGTGCAGATGCCGATCGCGTCGGGCGCGCTGGCGGCGAATGTCGACTTGCCGATCTTCGGCTCGCCGGTCATGAGGATTTTCGGCGCCGCCATACGGCGCGTCATGGTGATGGCGCTAAGGTCGATGGCCATTACGCTGCCTCCCGCTCGACCACGGTGATCGACACGCTCGGCTTCGCCGGCTTCTTCTCGACGCACGCGACGACCTTGGCGTAATCGGCTGGCGCGAACTCGCGCAGCCCGCGCAGGTTCTTGGTGTCGACCTTGGCTTCCCACCTGAATGCCTTGTGCGCGGCGTCAGGCAGCTGCTCCCATATGCCCTGCAGCTTCACGGTGTCGACCTTGACCGTGTTGGAGTAGCGCACGGCGACCTTGTACTCGCCGACCTGCTCGGCGCGGGTGCCTTCGGTGCCGTCGACGCAGGGGAGTGCGGCGGCGATCTGCGCCTCGACCTCGAGGCGGCGCTTGTTGGCGGCGTTCTCGTCGGCCTTGGCCGCGAGCCATTCCGCCGTGAGGGTTTCGAGATTCTTCACTTGTTCCCCTTTCGGATCTGCTTCACGTTGGACTGCTGTGCCGCCTTGCGGGCTTGCTCGGCGGCCCTCATGCGGGCGCGTTGGCGCTCGCGAAATGCGGTGCTGTCGGCGTCGTGCGAAGCCGCCGGCACCCACACGAACTTCGGGTCGAGGATCGGGGCGCTCACCGCAGCACTCCCGTTGCGTAAAGCACGATGACGATGCAGCAGGTGAGCAGCACCAGGCGGTCGCCGACCACGATCCAGTCGTCGTCGCTCACGGCCGCCACGTCCAGTAGTCGGCGCGGCGCGCGTCGGCGTTGATCGCCGCGGCTTCGTCACCGATGCGCGACACGTCGCGCAGCTCGCGCGCCTCGGATTCGCGGTCGGCGCAGTTGTGGTCGCGGCGATGCGGGAAGTCGCGGGCGTCGCAGCGGCACTGTTCCGGGCGGGCCTGGGGCTGCTCGCCGCGGTCGAGCTCCGCGAGCTTGCGAATGGCGGCTTCGCGGGTGGGGTAGCGGGTGTCGTCGTATGCGCCGCGCCAGAACACGGCGTAGCCCTCGGCGCCCAAGTGAGCGATGCCGTACAGCGTTGCTTGCTTCATCACGTGCCCCTTGTTCGGTTACTCGGCGGGGCGCCCCTTGGTGGCAGCGCGTGATTGAAATATAGGCATACCTAAACAGGATGTCAATAGGCAATCCTAAGTTTTTTCACGCAACGTAAGGAATGCCTATTGACGAGTGCTTAGGATTGCCTATAATCGGGGCATGACACCGCATTCGCTCATCTCCCATTTCGATTCTGTCGCCGATGCAGCTCGGGCGCTCAAGTTGAGCGCACCCACGATCCACGGGTGGATCGCGGCCGGCGAGATCCCCATCGATCGGCAGTGCCAAATCGAAATTGTGACGGCCGGCGCACTGCGCGCTGACCGCGATGAGCACGGCATGCCGGTGAAGCGTGACTCGCGCGCACTGTCCCGCACCGAGGCCGCCTGACCATGGCCGACGACGGCAAGCGCAGCGAATTGGCCTGCACCAAGCTCACCGAGCGGATGTACATCGACGCCAACCGCATCGCGGCACTCGATGACCGCTCCCTTTCCGATTGGCTCTTCATGCTTGTCCGCCGGTAGTTGTACGGCCGCATGGTGAAGCTGCCCATCCCCGATGTCGGTCAACAAGATCCAACAAAGTAGACCACGCCCATGACCATCGGCTCGACGCTCCCGAAAAACCCGACGCACGTCGCGTGGAACATCGACAGCGAAATCGCCTTCGTCGACAGCCTGGGGCGCTATCCCCCGCGCAGCGCAGTGCCGCTCCTGCGCGGCTACCTGCGGGGGTTGGAGGCGCGCACGCGCGGCTTCAAAAGCCCCGACGAGCCGCTGAACGAAGGCATCCGTGGCCAGTTGCGCGGCCGGGCGCGCGTCCACCTCAACGACCTGCAGGGGCGGTAGCGCGTGGCCAAGGGGTTGCGCTACACCGAAGAGCAGTTCCGCGAGCACGCGGCCAAGCGCGCGCGGTTCCAGCGCGGATCGGAAGTGATCGACACCGCGCACATGGTCGAGCCGGCCAGCGCGGCGAAGTACAACAACAAGCCCACCAACGGCTACGCCAGCAAGAAGGAAGCGCGCCGCGCGGCCGAGCTCAAGCACCTGCTCGCCGCCGGCTCGATCTCCGAGCTGCGCGAACAGGTCTGGTATCTGCTCATCCCCAAGGCCATCGGCGAGGACGGCCGCGTGGTCGAGCGCGCGTGCTCCTACGTCGCCGATTTCGTCTACCGCGACGCCGCCGGCCGCGAGTGCATCGAGGACTGCAAGGGCATGCGCACCGACGCCTACCGCATCAAGCGCAAGTTGATGCTGATGGTCCACAACATCCGCATCCTGGAAACGTGAGCGGCGGCCAATGCTCGTCACCTTCCGCGAAACCGCGGGCACGCTCGCCGGCAACGGTTACCTGCCGGTTCCAATCCTGCCGTTCTCCAAGCGGCCGGCGATCGCCGCGTGGGAGAAGTACGAGTTCGGGCGCTCGCCGGCCCCGCGCGTAGACCCGAAAAGCGGTTGCGGCATCCTCTGCGGCCTCGTCCGCGGCATCGACATCGACGTGATGCGCCCCGAGCTCGCGCGCGAGTTTCGCCTGCGCGCCGAAGAAATCTGGGGCCGCATGCCCGCGCGCACCGGCCTGGCGCCCAAGGTGCTCCTGCTCGTGCGGACCGCGCGCACCGGCAGCAAGCTCGTCTCCCTCAGTTTTCGCTTCCCCGACGATCCGCCGGGCGCCAAGCCGCATGCGGTCGAGATCCTGGGCCTCGGGCAGCAGTTCGTCGCCTATGGCATGCACCCGGACACTCGCGCCGCCTACACGTGGAACGGTGCCGGGGAACCCCTCGAGGTGCCGTTCGAGCAGTTGCCGATCGCCAGCGACGACGAGCTCTTCGGCTTCCTGCAGTGGGCCAACAACCGCCTGCTCGACGCCGGCGGTGTTCCTTGCGGGAAACTCGCGCACCAGGACAACGAGGCGCGCTCGAGCAACGACGAGCTGGCCGCCCACGACCCCGAGGAATGCGCCGCGGCCGTCGCCGCAATCCCCAACGCCGACTTGCATTGGGACGACTGGGTGTACGTCGGCCTGGCCATCAAGGGCGCGCTGGGCAACGATGGCCTGGCCGTGTGGCACGAGTTCTCGCGCCAGTCGGCCAAGTACGATCCCGAGTTGACCGCGGCGGCGTTCCGCTCGTTCAAGCCGGAACGCATCGGCGCCGGCACGCTGTACCGCATGGCGTTCGCCGCGGGGTGGGAGCGCCCGCTGTTCCCGGTCGACATCAGCGGCCTTTTGGGCGCGCAAAAGCCCGCGGAGGCATCCACACCCCTCCTACTCGACTACGACGCGTTGCGCGCCGCGGTAGGCCCTCTCGCGTGGCTCGTAAAAGGCATCCTGCCGGCGAATTCCATCGGCAGCGTGTACGGCGCCAGCGGCACCTTCAAGTCGTTCCTGGTGCTCGACGCCTGCCTGCACCTGGCGCACGCGATCCCATGGCTCGGCCGGCGGTCCAAGGCCGGCGGCGTGGCCTACGTGGCGGCCGAGGGCGGCACCGGGCTGCTCGCGCGCATCGACGCATGGCACCAGCACCACGCGCGCGACCCGCGCGCCGCGGCCTTCCGCGCCTGCATCGCCCCCCTGACTCTCGACCAGAAGGCCGATCTCAAGCGCCTGTCGGATGCGCTGGAAGTCGAGCGGGAGCGCATGGGCTCGCTCGCGCTCGTGGTGCTCGACACGCTGTCGCAGACCATGAGCGGCGACGAGAACGAGGCGCGCGACACCGCGGCCTACCTGCGCGCGATCGGCGGCTGGCTGCGCGATCGGTTCCACTGCGCGGTGCTCATCGTCCACCACACCGGCAAGGACGCGAGCAAGGGGCCGCGCGGCTCGTCGGCCATCCGCGGCAACCTCGACTTTCTGTTCGAGGTCGAGCGCGTCGAAGGGACCATGGCGGCCACGCTCACCGTCAAGAAACAGAAGGACGGCCGCGACGGCGACGTGCTGGCCTTCAACCTCGTGCGTGTGGTGCTCGGCCAAGACGAGGACGGCGACGACCTGACGAGCCTCGTGGCGGTCCACCACGACACCGTTGCCGAGCTTCTGAAAACTGGTGCGGAGCGCCTGACCAAGTACGAGCAATGGCTCGTGGAAATCATCGGAAAGGGCAAGCTCTACGGCGATTCTCGGGACGAATTCTATGCAAAATGCGGCGATGATAAGGCGGACACGAAAAAGCGCGCATTTGCGCGTGCTATCAAGTCGCTTATCGACTGCGGACAGGTTGTGCAAAGGAACAATTGTTTATTCCCGAGGGGCGACGATGAGTGAAACGGGACACGAGCGGGACAAAACGGGACAAAGCGGGACAAAGCGGGACAAGCCGGCCAGGCGAGGGCGGGACAAACGGGGACACGGTGACGGGGGCCCCTCAAAGAGGGGGGCCCCGTTTGTCCCGCCTGCCGGTGTCCCGACTTTTGCCGCCATCGGCGAGGTGATCCTGCTCGGCGGCATGCGACGACGTTGGGTGTGCATTGATGAGAAAGAGTGCGTTCGGAAGGATGGGAAGCCTTCAAAGATCTTTTATTGGCAAACATTCTGCAAAACGTGCGGATTGCCTTTTGAAGAAACAACCGGCTCCTACTTCATCGGCGATCCACCGGCGCTCGGCGTCGCCAACTGCGGGGAGTGCCGGAAGAGCAAGCCTTGACATCGGAGTCATACACGCGCGCAGGAGGGATCGTGTCGGACGCAATGTGCACCGGGAAAACGAAATTCGGCAGCTTCGTGGAAGCGACGCGGAAAGCCCGCAAATCGCGCCTGAAACAGCACGAGGCACTGCGGCCGTACCACTGCCGCGGGTGCGGCGGCTGGCACTTCGGGCATGCGACGAGCGCGGCCAACTCGCACCACGCCAAGGACTACAAGTACCGCCGCGCACAACTGGTGTTCAAGGAAGCGGCATGACGCTCGAGGACCGCTTGACCAACTGGGGCGAGTGCTGGCGCTCTCGCGTCCGCGCCGGCCGCGATCTGGTCGCTCGCGGCGTATGGAGCACGCGGCGCGGCTACGGCAACGCCTACCACTGGGACAGTTGCGGCGAGCTGTCCGCGCGCGGCGTGGCGATCGGCAGCGCGCCTACCACGGCTTCCGGCGTCGACCTGGCCGACGCCCAGGCCGTCGAGTCGGCGGTGTCGGCGGTGGAGATCTTCCACCACGTCATGCTCAAGGGCCACTACGTCAGGCTGTGGACGCCCGAGCGGACCATGCGGATCGCGCGGCAGGCGTCGGGGGTCGGCAACCCGCGCGGCAGGGGCGACTACGAGGCGAGCTTGCGCATGGCGCGCGCGCTGCTTGCGGAGGTGATCGACCGGCCGGCGGTCATTAGGCGGGAGCGGGCGGCCCGCGCGGCGGCATTCGCGCTCGATCTGCCGGTGTCGCTGGTGGGGGAGGCGGTCTATGCGTAAAGGGCTTGCGTTCCACGTGAAACCTGTGCGAGACTCCGGCGCACAACCCGATTCTCCGCGATTCTCGCGTGATGCTGCGACCCTGACAGGGGGTCGCGGCGTCGGCGGAATCCGGCCAGAAGCCCCGAGCGAGTAACCGCCGGGGCTTTTCGTTTTCAACCTGGGAGCAACCCATGTCCAAAGCCAAATCGAAGAAGCCGATGCCCAAGCCAGGCAAGGGCAAGGCTTGCTAGGTGTCCGATCTGCTCTCGTTCGACGTGGCCGAAGTCAACGGCGTCCCGTCGTTCATCTTCAAGCCCAAGCCGATCGCGGCGGCCATCCGCCGCATGTACGGCGGCGCACGCCTCGACGCGCTCGTGCAACCCATGGGCCAGCGCATGCGCAACGCCCTGCGGCTCGCACGGCAGCGCCTCGATCGACGCAACGAGCGCCGTTGATGGCTTGGGATTCGTTCGTCTCCACGCGCTGGCACTTCGTTCCCGCCTCCTGGGCCGAAGTGATGCGCCTATCAGAGCAGTGGCAGCGTGCGTTCACGAACGCGCGCATCACGGCCGACTTCGGCTGACGTGGCACGCAAGGGCGCGAAAGCGCCAGCGAAGCGGGCCGCATATTCCGCAGCACTGACCGCACGCATCTGCGGCGAGCTCGCCAAGGGCGAGTCAGTATCGGACATCTGCCGTCAGGCGTGGGCGTGCAGCGAGTCGACGTTCTACGAGTGGCTGAACAAGCACCCTGAATTCCTCGCGGCGTACGAGGTCGCCAAGGCGGCCGGGCTCGAGCGCATGGCGAACGGCATCACGACGATCGCCGACGACTGCCCGGACACACCCGAGGGCATCAACAAGGCTCGGCTGCGCATCGACGCGCGCAAGTGGGTGCTCGCCAAGCTCGTGCCCAAGAAGTACGGCGACAAGGTAGAGCTTGACCATCAGGGCTCGCTCACCGTCGAGGTCGTCCGCTTTGGCGACGGTAAGGCTGCCGGCTAACGGCTGGCAGCCACGCGCTTACCAGCGCCCGCTGTGGGATTACCTGGAAGGCGGCGGCACTCGCGCGTTCGTCGTCTGGCACCGGCGCAGCGGCAAGGACGACGTGTGCTTGCACCGCACCGCCATCGCGATGCACGAGCGGGTCGGAACCTACTGGTACATGCTGCCCGAGCAGGCGCAGGGGCGAAAGGCAATTTGGGACGCGGTGAACCCGAAAACGGGCAAGCGCCGCATCGACGAGACGATCCCGCCGAGTATTCGCGATGCGACGCGCTCGCAGGAAATGCTCATCAAGACCCGCAACGGGTCGACGTGGCAGGTCGTCGGATCGGACAACTACAACAGCCTGGTGGGCTCGCCGCCGATTGGCATCGTGGCGTCGGAGTGGGCGCTCGCCAAGCCGGCCGCGTGGGCGTATCTGCGTCCGATCCTGCGCGAGAACGGCGGCTGGATCGTGTTCAACACCACGCCGCGCGGCAAGAATCACGCGCACCGCATGCTGCAGGGCGCGCAGGACGATCCGAAGAATTGGTTTGCGCAGGTGCTCACAGCGCAGCAGACGGACGTGTTCACGCCAGCGCAGCTGGCGCTGGAAAAGTCGGAACTGCAAAAGGACTACGGTGCCGCGGTCGGGCTGCAAATGTTCGACCAGGAGTACATGTGCTCCTTCGATCAGCCGGTGGTCGGCGCGGTGTACGCGGCCGAGATATCCGAGGCGCGCGCCGGCGGCCGCATCCGCAACGTGCCATACGACCCGGCAATCCCGGTGCAAACGTGGTGGGACATCGGCGGCGCCGGTCAAGGTGGCGACGCGACTGCCATCTGGTTCGTCCAGGTGCTGGGCCCGGAGGTGCGCTTCCTGCGCTACTACGAGGCCACCGGCCAGAATTTCGCGCATTACGTCGCGGTGATCGAGGCGACGAAGTATCGCTACTCAAAGCACTGGCTGCCGCACGACGCGCGCGCGAAGTTCTTGGGCACCGGGCGGTCGATTCAGGAAATGGCGCGCGAGCAACTGCCCGGCGGCGCCGATGCGGTCGCGATCTCGCCCGCGGTCAATGTCGAGGACCGCATTGCCGCGGCCCGCATGCTGTTCCCGCGCTGCTACTTCGACGAGCGCAACTGCGCGGACGGTTTGGACGCGCTCACCAACTACCGAAGGGAATGGGTCGACAAATTGGGCCAACTCGCTGCGCAACCTCTTCACGACTGGTCGAGTCACGGCTCGGATGCGTTCGGAGAGGTCGCGCTTACGGTGAAGGAAGCGCCCAAGCCCAAGCCCAAGCGGGTCGCCGTCCAGCATAGCGGCGGGGTGTGGGGATGACGCCGGGCGGCCAAACGATCATGGGCGACTACGAGCGCCTGCACGACGAGCCTGACGACGAGACGAAGGAACCCGACAACGCCGACGTGGTGCAGTCGCCGGCCGGCGAGGAAATCGAAGCGCCGAAGGGTGAGGAAGCCCGCGAGATCGTCGAGCGCGCCAAGCGCCGCTACGAGGAAGGGCTCGACCGCGACAAGGACAATCGCGACGAGGCGATCAAGGACAAGAAGTTCTGCTTCGTGCCCGGAGAGCAGTGGGAAGAGGACACCAAGCAGAACGAGCGCAAGGGGCGCATCTGCCTCGAAATCAACCAGTTGCCCCAGTTCGTCAACCAAGTCGTCAATGACCTGCGGCAGAATCGCGCCGGCATCCATGTCACGCCAGAGGGCGGGGGCGATGATGGCGCGAAGCAGGAGGCCGAGCGTCGGCAGGGCATCATCCGCGGCATCGAGTACGAGTCGCGCGCCGACACGGTGTACGACCAAGGCGGGTCCGATGCGGTCGTAGCTGGGCGCGGCTGGTGGCGCGTGCTCACGGAATACCGAGCCGATCGCTCATTCGACCAGCGCCTGGTGATCCGGCCGATTGCCGATTTCTCGACGGTCGTGGCCGATCTCGACTATCTCGAGCCCGATGGGTCGGACCGCGGGTGGGCCTTCGTCACGGAGACGATGACCAAGGCCGCATTCGAGGCCGCGTGGCCCGATGCGCAGGCCATCGACTGGTCGGAAGCGCCGAATTCCAAGTGGTTCGACGGTGCGGAGCGCATCGTCGTGGCCGACTATTACGAGCGGGTATGCACCAAGCGGTCGCTGGTGCTGCTGTCCGATGGCACGGTGTACCTGGAAGGCGTGGACCCGCCGCCGCCGTTGCCGGCTGATGGGTCAATCAAGGAAGTGCGGCGCCGGCCGTACGACGATTGGCGCGTCCGCTGGTTCAAGTTCGCAGGCGGTCAGCAGATCCTCGCCGAGTATGCGTGGAAGGGCGGCACGATCATTCCGGTGATCTGCTGCGTCGGCAATGAGGCGGTGATTGAGGGCGAGCGCCGCTATTGGGGCTTGATCCGATTCGCGCGCGATCCGCAGCGCATGTACAACTTCGCGCAGTCGACCATTGCTGAAACGGTCGCACTGTCGCCCAAGTCGCCGTGGATGCTGGCCGAAGGGCAGGACGAGGGTTACGAGCAGGAATACGAGCTCTCCAACCGCCGCAACTACTCGGTAATGCACTACAAGCCGCGAACGCACGAGGGCAACCTCCTGCCGGCGCCGCAGCGCAACCAGCCGGCGCAGGTGCCGACCGGGTTGGTGGAGATTGCCAACGTCTCCCGCGGTGATCTGCGGTCGACCATCGGCATCTACGACCCGTCGCTCGGGCAGAAGAGCAACGAGACGAGCGGGATCGCGATTCAACGGCGCGCAGCGCAGGGCGACGTTGCCACTTTCAATTTCCCCGACAATCAGGCGCGCGCTATCTCGCTGACCGGGCGCGTGATCGACGAGCTCTTGCCGCACTACTACGACGGCGAAATGCGGCAGGTGCCGACGGTAAGTGAGGACGGCAAGCCGGGCATGGACACGATCAACGTGCCCACGGCTGGCGGTGTGCTGAACGGACTGTCGAAGGATAAGACGTTCACGATCCGCGTCGAGGCTGGCCCGTCGTACCAGACGCAGCGGCAGGAAGGGCGCGAATCCATGATGGCGTTCGTGCAGGCGTTCCCGCCGGCCGCGCCGCTGGTGGGCGACTTGATCGCGAAGCAAATGGATTGGGAGGGCGCCGACGCTATCTCGGAGCGGTTGGAGCTCATGCTCCCGCCGCAGATCCAGCAGGCGCTACAGGCCAAAAAGAACGGCGGCCAAGCACCGCAGATCCCGCCCGAAGTGCAACAGCAGATGCAACAGCTACAGGGCCAGTTGCAACAGATGCAGCAGGGGATGCAACAGCTTCAGGCGCGCAATCAGGAGCTCGAAAGTGGGGCCGCGCAGAAAGCGCAACAGGCGCAAGCGGAGGCCGCGGCCAAGCAGCGGCAGGCGGCGCTCGACGCCCAGGCGCGCGAGCAGCAAGCGCAGCGCGACGCCGAGGTGGCGGTGCGCGAGGCCCAGATCAAGGCGTCGACCGACGAGCGGATCGCGATCATCAACGCGCGCACGAAACTGCGCGTTGCGGAGATCACCCAGGGCATCAACATCCCGTTGCCGGCGATGGAAAACGGGGATTTCGCGGGCGGCACGCCGTTCGCAGGAGCCTAGAGCATGGCGACAACCTTTCAGAAAATCCCGGTCGGAGTGTCGGCGGTCATTCCGGTGACGCCGCTGCTGAATGTGTCCGCGGGGCCTTCGGTGCTCGGCGGCACAGTGCTGGTCGAGTTCTCGGTCGACGGGCGCAGCATGTGGCAGCCGTGGACGTACGGCACGATTTCGCAGGGCGGCTCGTTCCGGGCGCCGGTCAACGGCTACGTGCGCATCACGGCGGCGGTGTCGCCGGCCAACGTGTTCCTGGTCGATGTGTCGGGAGCCAACACCCAGTTCGTCGACCAGCTGCTTAACATCAACAACGTATTGGCGTCGGCCAGCGCGACGACGGAACAAGTGCTCCTGTCGGTGCGCATCCCGCCGCGGTTCCTGACGCCTAATTTCGCCATGGACATCAACTTGGCGGTGTCGCTGACCAACAACGCGAACGTCAAAACGCTGCGCGCGCGCTGGGGTGGCGTGGGCGGCACGGCGCTGTTCACGTCGCCGTCGTTGGCGTCGGCGCTCAATTACAACGCCGAATTCACGATCAGCGGGCGCGGTGATGGATCGAGCTTGATCGGCTTCGGTCCCGGCGCGTCGGGTGGTTGGGGCGTGTCGACTACCGCCTACCCCACGGCGACCTTCGACTACATCAACCAGGAGTCCGAGTTCGTCATCACCGTGACGAAGGCCACGGCGGGCGATACCGCGCAACTGGAAGGCGTGAAGATCACCACGTACTAGGCAGTCGCAGCACCGCTTACCGGTTGGCGTTCAACCGGGCTAGACGATAGGCCGCCGAGGTTGGGCGGCCTTTTCGTTTTCTTGGGGCCTACCCATGCCGAACGACAACGATCCGTTTTCGATGGACAACTACGCGGCGGCGCGTGAAGAGCACTTCGCCGCGCAGTCGGACCCGGCGCCCGTAGCGCCTGCTGTTGACCCTGCTGCGCCCTCAGCGCAAGACCCCGCGAACCCAGGGACCGCGGACCCCACGGCCGATCCGGCCGCCGCACAACCGCAAGCGCCCGTTCCCGAACCGGAACAACAGCGGCGCGCGCGAGGCGTGCAAAAGAGGATCGACGAACTCACGCGACGCGCTGCAGAAGCGGAACGGCGCGCGGACCTGTTGCTCGATACGCACCGGAAACTGGTCGAAGGCCAGATTCAGGCGCCGCGAGCAGCGGAGACGCCCGCACGGCCGGCGGATGCGCCACCGCGGGAAGAGGACTATCCGGGCGATTACCGCGCGTTCCTGCGCGCCGAGGCGGAATACGCCGCGACGCAACGAACGGCGCGGATGCTGAACGAGGACCGGCAAGCGCGCGAGCGCGAGCAGTCCGACCGGCAGCAGCAAGAGCAGCAGCAACGGCAGATGGGGCAGGTGCGGGAAGTGTTGTCGGATTTCGACGCGCGGAAAGAGGCTTTCGTCAAGGAAGCCCCGGACTACGACGTTGCGATTCAATCGCTCGACGAGATTCCGGTCGGGCCGCACAACGCCGCCATGGTGCAGACGCTGCTGTTGCGACCGGATAGCGCGCGGGTGCTCTACCACTTGGGGCGCAATCCCCAAGAGGCGCACCGGATCTCGCGCATGCCTCCTGCCCTGCAAGGCGCGGCCATCGGCGAATTCGCCGCTTCGGTCAACCGCGCGCCGCAACCATCCAACGCACCGCCTCCGGGTCGTGCCGTCTCGGGAATGCGCCCGCCGTCAGGTGGGATGCCCGCGACTGGCTCGATGGACGACTACGCGACCTGGCGCAAGCGGCAAATGAGGGCATAGCATCATGTCAAACGGTTTCCAGAACCCCGTAGCGTACACCAGCGAGTGCCTGTTCTCGCTGGTCAACGAGCTCGTGTTCACCAAGAATGTGGTGCGCGAGTACGACGACAAGTTCGCGCACAAGGGCGCGCAGATCGGCGACACGATCAACATCCGTCGCCCGGCGCGCTTCACGGTGTCGAGCGGCGCTGCGCTGTCGACGCAGGACTACACCGAAACGTCGATTCCGCTGACCATCAACAGTCAGAAGCACATCGACACGACGTTCACGTCCGTCGAGCTCACGCTCAAGGTCGAGGACTTCGCCGAGCGGATCATCAAGCCGAAGATGATCCAACTTGCAAACCAGATCGACCAGGACGGCCTGCAGACGGCCACCGGCTTGATCGGCAACCTGACCGGCACAGCGGGCACGTCGCCGAACAACATCAGCTTCATCACGGACGCCGGCCGCAAGCTCGACGACTTCTCGGCGCCGCGCGACGGCAAGCGGTTCCTGCTGATGGACACGGCGTCCAATGCGTCGATGATCAACGCGCTGTCGGGGTTCTTCAACGACCCGCGGCTCGTGTCGTCGCAGTACAAGGACGCGGTGTTCGTCGACGGCACCAACACGATCGGCTTCAAGCTCGGGATGTCGCAGAACATCTACCGGCAGACGACGGGGCCGCGCGGTGGCTCGCCGGTGGTCAACGGTGCGGCGCAGGGCCTGACGGCGGGGTGGGCGAACAGCGGCACGCTCATTACCAACGGCTGGACGGCGTCGGCAGCGCAGCGCGTGGCAGCCGGCGACGTGTTCACCATCGTGGGCCACACCGCGGTGAACCCGGTTACGCGGCAGTCGACGGGCCAGTTGATGCAGTACGTGGTGCTGGGCAACCAGTCCTCGGACGGCGCGGGCAACCTGACGCTGAACATCAGCCCGGCCATCATCACGGCGGGTCCGTTCCAGAACGTGGTTGCGGCGCCGACCAACGGCAACGCGCTCACGTTCGTGGGCACGGCGTCGACGCAGTACGCGCGCAATCTCGCGTGGCACGAGTCGGCGTTCACGCTGGGTTGCGTCGATCTGGTCGACGTGGGCCAGATGGGCGCGTGGGGCGCGCGTCGCCAGTGGAAGGGCATTTCCCTGCGTGTGGTGCGCCAGTACGCGATTGCTACGGACACGGTGCCGGCGCGCGTTGACGTGCTCTATGGCTGGGCGGCGCCGTACCCCGAGTTGGCCTGCCAGCAAGTCGCGGCGTAAGCCGCACGCAAGCGGTTCCTCCGTGGTATTTCCGGGCGCTTTCGGGCGCCCGGTTTTCTCCCTTCGCGGGAGCGAGAAAGGGGCATCAAATGGCAATCGGCAAGATCAAGCACGTGTACTTCGGCCCCAAAGACCCCGAAACGGGCGAGCCTGCGGAAGAGCCGGTGTACGTTCACCAGGAGTACCCGCGCACGCTGTATCACCCGGATTGGCCGGGCTTCCCGCGCGAGGGCAAGGTGTTCGACGACGAGGCGGCCGTGACGGCGGCGCTGGCCGATGGCTGGGTGCGCAATCCGGCCGATGCGGACGCGATCACCGAGCCGTCGCAGGATCAGTTGCGCGCGATCGAGGAAGCGAAGTTCGCGGCCAAGATCGGCAAGCCGGTTGACGGCGAAGCGGCCCCGCGCAAGGTCGGACGGCCGCCGAAGGCGTAACGCATGACGACGGCGCGCGATCTCGTCACGGCGGCCATGCAGCGCAACGGGACGCTGATGCAGAACGAATCGCTCGCGGGCGAGGATGCGGCTACGGCCCTGTCCTCGCTCAATCTCATGCTCGACGCCTGGGCGCTCGAGCGGCTGATGATCTACGGCACGTACGTCGACACGCTGACGATGACGCCGTTGACCATCGCCTACTCGTCGTCGCAACTGGCGTCGGGTCTGCGGCCGGCGGCCAAGCCGCTGGCGGTCAATGTCCGGTTTCCGGGGCAGCCGATCGACTGGCCGGTGGAGATCATCGGCGAGAAGGTCTACCAGGATTTGACGCTCAAGTCTGCGCCGGGGATTCCGACGCGGGTGTGGGTCAACCAGACGATGCCGCACATGGCGTTCACCTTCTGGCCGGCGCCGTACACCAATTTTACCGCGCGGTTCAGCGTGTGGGGCTTCCTGGGTGGCGGGGTGCTGACGCTCGACACGGTGCTGACGCTGCCGGCGGGGTACCAGGCGTGCATCGTCGACAACCTCGCGGTGCGGGTGGCCAAGGATTTCGGCAAGTCGGTGGACGACGAGTTGCGCTCGTCGGCCACGATGTTGAAGGCAGCAGTGAAGCGGAGCAACACGGAGCCGCGGGAAATGCGCACGGAGCTTCCGGGCGCGACCCGCACACGGTACGACATCAACGGGGATCGATAACCATGCCTGCAGGCGTTGCGAACTACGGAACGACGGGAACGGATCGGCTGACGCTCGATCATTGCGAGCTGATGCCGGGGCTCATTTGGGCGGTGGAAGTGCGCGAGGAAGTGACCTCGGGCGGCATCGTGCTGCCGGACGTGGAGGACGCGCAGAAGGTCCGCGTGGGCTGCTGCTTCCTCCGCGGCCCGGGCGAGGTGGACGACAACGGGAACGAGAAACGGTGCTTCATCAAGGCCGGCGATTACTTCCTGTTCGGCAAGTACCAGAGCGGCGGCGAGCCGTTGAAGATCAACGGCGTGACCATCCTGCAATTCCGGCAGGGCGATGTCGCGGCCAAGCTGCTGGTGCCGACGACGGCGATGGTGGCGGCGGCCGACAAGGTGCGCGCGTCGCTGGTCGACGCGGGCCCGACGCTGCAGGCGGTGGCGTAGGGCGATGCCGAAGGCGATCGTCCCGCTGTTCGGGTCGGGCACCTTCGGCAAGTCGTCCAACGTCACGGCGCAGCGGCGCGTGAACCTGTACGCGGAGACGTTCAACGACCCGGACAAGACGCCCAAGGCGTTCTACCCGCGGCCGGGGCTGCTCAAGGGTTTCAACGACGCGAACTCGGCGAGCTCGTTTCCGGGTGGTCCTTTCCGCGGGATGATTGTGGTGCCGTCGCCGAGCGCCCCGAACGTCGGCGAGTACGTCTACGCTGCGCAGGCGGACCGTTCGTGCTTGGCGACGTACGCTGGGCGGTTCTTGACCTCGGACGCATTCTTTCTCACGTCGTCCGGGCCGGTGCAGTTTGCCAGCAACGGGACAGCAACGCTGGCCGTCGATGGCGTTACCGGCTACGCCATGGGCATTGGTTCAATGGCCGTGGCGGGGGTCGCGAACTTCCCCAACGGCGCGCGCTCCATTTGCTTCATTGCCGGCCGCTTCGTGGTCGACGATCCGTCGAGCGCGGGCAAGCTCCGGTGGTCGGGCGTGTACGACTTCACGGACTGGGATCCGCTGAACTTCGCCACGGCGGAAAGCAATCCAGACCCGCTGATGCAGGTGTTCGAGCGCGGCGGCGAGCTCCTGCTGTTCGGCACTCGCACCTTGGAATTCTGGCAGCCAAGCGGCGACGCCAGCGTGTTCCTGCGTGTCGGTGGCTCGGGGATCGACTGGGGGCTCGCGATCTTCGACACGCCGCGCAAGGCGAACGATTCGGTGCTGTTCCTCGGGCGCAACTTGGGCGGTCAGCCGCAAGTGTGCAGGCTTGATGGGTACACGGTGCGCGTGGTATCCACGCCCGATGTCGAGAAGCGGATCAACGCGGCGATCGGATCCGGCGCGAACGTCACCACGTCCGTCGTCACGCACTCCGGGCACACCTGGTACATCGTTAACCTTGTCGACACGTCGTTCACCTATGATCTGACGACGGGCCTGTGGGACGAGTGGCAGACGACGGACGCGGTGACCGGGCAGGCGGGGCGCTGGGCTGGAAATTACTCGTCGCAGTACCGCAACACGTCGATCGTCAGCGACTACCGTGATGGGCGCGTGTACTACCTCGACGCGGACCGCTACACCGACGACACAACGCCGATCGTGCGCGAGTTGATTTCTCGCCATGCCTTCGTGAATCTCGAACGCATGACGCTGTGGGAGCTGCAACTCGATCTTGAGGGCGGCGTCGGCATCAGCACCGGGCAGGGAAGCGATCCGCAAATAATGATGCGGATCAGCAAGGACGGCGGTCACACGTGGAGTAGCGAGCGGTGGCGCGGCATCGGACCGCAGGGGCAGTACCGCAAGCGCGTGGTGTGGCGCAAGCTCGGTGTCTCGGATGATTGGGTGTTTCACTTCCGCGTTTCTGACCCGGTAAAAACCGTGTTCATGAACGCGGCCGCGGACTTCGGCAAGTAGCGTGGCGATCCAACTCGGCGCCATCCCCTCGACAGCGGCGCAACTGGTGGACGAGCAGGGGCGCGCGACGCGACCGTTGCAGGCGCTGTTCACGGCGATTCGCTCGGCGTTCGCTGCGGTGCCGAGCAGCAGCGGGCAGGGCGACATCTGGCGCAATCGTCGCGTCAGGGTTGCGGAGATATTCGCCGCGGGCGGCCAGTCCATCGGAATGCCGCTGATTATTCCGAGTTCCACGCCGACTCCATCGTCCGCGTCCTACTACGCGAGTTTGGCGCGGGGGAGGTTCACGACCGCAGCCGGCGCGGGATCGGCGGCCGGGTACAACGGCGCATTGAGCTCGCTTTATTACTGGCTCGGGAACGCTGCGGGCTTGGGTGGCTTCCGCGTGGAAATCCGCTTCGGCATCGACACCACGGTGGCCACTACGCGGGTTGGGTTTGGGCTTGCGGCTGGTGCGCTGACGCTCAATGCCAATGATCCATCGGCTACGCTGAATTGCATCCTGTGCGGCGCGGACAGTGCCGACACCACGCTGCAGGTGATGAGCAACGACGCGGCCGGCGTCGCGACCAAGGTCAACCTGGGTGCCAACTATCCAATCGTCAACAACGCGGTGTACCGCGTGGTGTTCGAGACGGTCGCGAACAGTCAAATCGTCACGTACACGGTGACGCGCGAGGACACGATCGTGGCGCCGGTGACCGGCACGATCAGTGCCGATTTGCCTTCAAACACGACATTCCTTGGCGTTGTTGCTTACGTCGGCAATGGCGCTACCGCAGCCGCTGCGTCCATGGGTCTGGTGCGCGTGCTGGCCGAAGAAACCGTCCCACAATAGGAGCGAAACATGGGCTTTTCACTCTACGACCTCGCGCGTGGCGGCTTCGGGACCAATCCCGGCAACAGTTACGGCTACGGGTCGCGGCCCAAGGCTGGCGTGCCGAGCGGCTACGGCGCGACGGACCCCGGCAACGGCGTTGGCACCGGATCGAACGTCGGAAGCGTGCTTGGCATGCCGGGCTTCGGCGCGAACATCGGGCGGCCGTCCGCGCCTGCGACCACGATGCCCTACAGCGGCTACGACTACGGCTCGGGGTCCACGGCCATTGGCACGCCCGGCGCGAACGGTGCGGACGTGGGCGGCGGATTCGGCACACCGACCTACGCGACCGGCGTATCGGGCGGTGCTGACTTGAGCGGCATGCCGTCCTCGTCGCCGATGTCGTCGTCGGTCGCGGGCTCGAGCACGATCAACAACGGCATGACGGGCGGCAACTACGGTTCAAGCCCTGGCGTCACCGCCGGCACCTATAGCGGCACCGGCATGGGCGCGAACCCCGGCGGGACGACGATCAACCCGACCAACTATGCCGGGAAGCCGACCTTCGGCGCCGGTACCAACGGCTGGCGCAGCGTGTGGAACGGCGATCCGTTCGCCGTTCAAGGTTCTGCCGGCGCGGCCAACGTGGGACTGATGGGCAAGATTTCGCACGGTTTCGACCCTGCGACTGGCCAATGGCACCAAGGCGAAAATCACTCCAACCAGGGAGCACCCATGAAATTCGACGACGGCTTGGCGGCGCAACTCGCGCAAGCGGGCATCACGCTCACTCCGCAGCAACAGGCGATGTTGGACCAGTTCAAGCAACAGGCGGGTGCGACCTCAGCGCAGAACGCGCTGTACGCGCAGGCGTTCGGCGGCAACGACAACGAGTCCCGGACCAACCAGAACTCGTGGGTGCAGAACTTCGTGAGCACGAACGGCGCCAACCAGCAAGCGGCCTACGAACAGTTGGCGGCCCGCGCGCCTCACGATCCGGTCGCGCAAATGCAGATGGAAGCCCTCAATCGCTACTACGCCACGATGCCCGATCCGGGATATGCGGCGTTTCAGGCCAGCGGCCAACCGGGAACCTATGCCGGCGCGACGTACGCCCCGCCCGCGTGGTGGTACGGCTCGTCGGGCGCGCAGCCGTCCGTGGTGGGCGCGCCGGGCCCGGCATCGCAGCCGGTGGCCGGCATGGGTCGCAATACCAACGGCGCGTACAAGCCCTAGACCGTGGCCGCGCCGCTCGAAACCTTCCTGCGGGCGTACACCTCGGGCGCCAACGTCTTTACGCCCGAAATGCTCGATCACTTCGGCGGCAAGGACGCGCTGCTGTCGGCGCTGCGCACGTTCGACCCGAACGCGCAGGCGACGGTGACCGACCTTGGTGGCGGTGAGGGCGGTAGCAGTGGGCAGGGCGTGCGGTTTGATTTCGACGTGAGCAAGGCGCCCACGTCGAAGGGCGGCACGCTGGGGCTCGATCTGCGCAACTCCAACTTCGGGCAGTTGAAGAACAAGAACGCGGTGTTCGCGGACGACAACTACGGCAGCGTGACGAACAGCCGGAACGTGGTGAAGCCCACCGATCCGTTGTGGGTGAAGCTCGCGCCGCTCGTGGTGGGCGCGCTGGCGCCGATGGCGGGTGCGGCGATGGCTGGTGCTGGCATCGGCGGCGCCGCGGGGTTGACGGCCGGCGCGACGGGGAGCGGGCTTACCGGCGCGTCGTCGCTGCCGTCGTGGCTGACCTCGCAACTGGCGAAGGCGCCCACGTACGCAGGGCAAATCGCCGGGGGCAACTTCAACCCGGTGTCGATGATCGCCAACGCCGCGCTCGGGCAGGGCGCGGGGATGCTGGGTGTCGATCCCGGGATCGCGAAAACGGCGCTTACGCTGGGCCAGTTGGCCGCGCGTCGGCGGTAAGGCCATGCGGGCGCGGCCGGGCTCCCCGGCGCTGCATTCCCCGGCAACGTCGCCGGCCGCGTCTGCACCTCTCACCTTTCAGGAGTAACGCGCATGCCTTGGGATGATGGATTGAATTGGGGCATCGACGACCCGCTGTACACCGACGATCCGTACGCCAACTGGGGAGGTGGCGCAGGCGGCGACGGCAGCGAACCCTTCAACCCGGACGACCCGTACGCCAATTGGGGCGGCGGTGCGGGTGGCGATGGCACCAACGGCAGCGACGATCCCTATGCCAACTGGGGCGGCGGTGCGGGTGGCGATGGCACCAACGGCAGCGGCGACGCGAGCGGTGGCGGCTTCGGCATGCCCAACCTGTCCAGTGTTCTAAGCGGGGGCGGAAACGCCATCGCCACGTTGTTCAAGTCGCTGGGCATCGTCGGCAAAGACGGCAGTTTGAATCTCGGGAACCTGCTGTCGTTCCTCGGCGTGGCCGGTGGCGGCATCAATGCGGCGAATGCCACCGGCAAGGCGTCGCAGCAAATGCAGGACGCGGCGAACAAGGCCAATGACCTGGCCACGGCGCGCATCGACGGCGCGGCGGCCAACTACAAGCCGTACATCGACGCCGGGCAGGCCGCGGTCGGGAAGATGGCCAACTTCGACACGTCGCCGCTAGGGGCTAAGTTCGTCGCGCAGGGCACGCCGTCGAACCTGTCGGCCAAGTTCGCGTCGGCACCGCTGACGCTCGGCGCCATCGCCGCTCGGAGGTAGGGCAATGAATCTCACCGCACGGCAGGTCCAACTGCTGAACAGCAACGATCCGAAGGACACGGCCGAGTTGCTGTCCTCGCTCGGCGGCGACGAGTATCTGCTGCACCAACTGAACAACGCATTCGGCCCCGGCGGGCAGTACTACGACCCGTTGAAGTATGGCCACACGTCGCAGCCGGCGCAGGGGTGGAAGATCGGCACCGATGTGTATCAGGACTACGCCGACCAGATGGTGAAGGAAGGCAAGGGCGCCATCGCCAACGGGTACTACATCCCCAATGGTTCCGGCGGCGGCATGACGGTGGACCCCAGCACGTCATGGTCGGGCGTCAACGCCAGCGGCGGGTTCACCGGCGGCACCGGCACCGGCGTCCTGGGGCAAAACGGCATTGTCACCAACGGCGACACGTACACCAACTGGACCGCGCCGAATACGCCGGGGTACGCGCCCAGCTCGGCCACCAACGCGCAAGCGCAGGGAGGCGGCGCGAGCGCGTTGCACAGCGGCGGCATGGGGTCATCCACTGGGCCTGGCGCCGCGGGCTCGCCCATGACCGGCAGCAGCGGTGCGCTGCCCGGCGCGCCGGCCATGCCCACGAGCACGTCGCCTGCGGGCGCGGCTGGATCGCCGATGACGGGCAGCACCGGCACGCCGGGCGCGCCCAGCACCGGGGCGCCGGCATCCGATGGACTGTCGCGCGTGAGCCCCGGCAATCCCATGGATTTCTTCGACGATGCCGGCTACAAGTTCCGGCTCGGAGAGGGGCAAAAGGCACTCGACAACACGGCCGCCGCGCGCGGCAACGTGCTGTCGGGCCCGACCATGAAGGCGCAGACGCAGTACGCCGAAGGGCTCGCATCCGACGAGTACGGCAAGGCATATGACCGCTTCACCAACAGCCGCGACTTCAACGAAAATGCGTACCGCGACACCCGCAACTTCGACAATTCCAACCGCATCGACTCGCGCAACTTCGACAACTCGAATCGGATCGACTCGCGGAATTTCGACAACTCGAATCGGATCGACTCGCGCAACTTCGATTACACGTCGTCGGTCGGTGATCGGAATTTCAACGAGGATCAGCGGCGCTACGACCTGAACACGAATTTGGGGCAGGCGAACGTTGACCGCAATTTCTCGTACGGCACGCTCAGGGATCTGGCTGGGCTCGGCATGAACGGGGCGAACGGCAACTCGACGTTGCAAGCGGCCTTGGCGAACCTCCTGTCGAACAACACGCTGGCCGGTGGCGGCGCGCTGGCCGGCGGCACGGTGGGGGGTTCCAACGCCACCAACGCCATGATCACGCAGCTGCTCAATCTCGTGTTCGGCAATAACCTGGTCAACACGCTCGGAGGCGCAAAGCCGTGATGGGCTTCGATCCGTCGATTCTGCTGGGCGCACAGGGCGTGCAGGTGCCGGATCCGGTCAAGCAGTTTGCGACCACGCTATCGCTGGGCGATCTCGCGCGCCGCGGGCGCATGGGCGATCTCGAGGAAGATCAAGTGCGCCGCGGGCTCGACGCGCAGAAATCCTACGAGTCGGCGCTGCCTGACCTGGTGCGGTCCAACTTCTCAACCGATGCCATCGTCAACGCGGTGACGACGAATCCGCAGGCGGCCGGCGCGATCCTCAAGGAATCGGACGCCCGCCGCAAGGCGGCGCTTGACCAGCGCAAGACGGCCGCCGACGCGGGTAAGACGGAGGCCGAGACGCGCAAGATCGACCTGGCGATGGTCGGCGGCATGGCGCAGGCGATCCTGACCAATCCCGGAGCGGGCGCGCGCGACCTCGACACGCTGGCCGGGGTGATGTCGCGCGTGGGCATCGACCCCAACTCATTCGGCGACCGCGGCGGCAATCCGGCTTCCTGGGTCAAGGCGGTGGCCTCGTCGTCGATCGACGCGGCCAAGCAGATCGAGTTGTCGGGCGCGGCGGACACGCGCGCGGAGACGGGGCGGCACAACGTTGCTACCGAAGGGCTCACGGCCGATCAGCAGCGCGAGGCGGCGCGGCACAATCGGATGACGGAAGGGTTGACGGCGGCAGGCCAAGCGCAGGGCATGACGATCGCGAATATGCAGGATGCCCGCGCGCGCGATCTCGCCACGGCGACGCGCGAGGCGAACCAAGGCAACCGCATCGACTCGCAAACGGCGGCTTTGGCCAAGTTCGTTGATTCCAACGCGCTGCCGAACCTGCTCACCTCGGCCAACGCGCTCGACGCAACGATCCAGAAGTACAGCGGCGTGCGCGATATGCCGGGCGTCGGCATGATCGACGCCAATAAGCCGAATTGGATTCAATCGACCGAGGGCAACAAAGTGCGGTCGCAGATCCAGGCGGTGGCCAACGATCTGCTCAAGCTCTACAGCGGCGGGGCGGTGACGGCAAACGAAGCCGAGCGGCGCGCGACGGAAATGATGGCCTCGGGCACCTTCAACGAAACCGACCTTCGCAACGCCTGGCCACTGGTGAAGGGGCGCATCAACGCGGCCGTCGCCAATGCCCGCGGTGGTTTCTCGCCGGAAGCGATTTCCACGTACGAGCAGCGCGGCGGCATGAAACTACGCCCGATCGGCAGCGATCCGGCGCGCGAGGCGGTGCAGGGCGGCAGTGCCGGCCCGTTGTCGGCTGCGCCGGCCGGGTCCGGGGTCGACTTCGTGTACACGCCTGGCGGGGGCCGCTGATGCCGCGCGTGCAAGTTCAAGGGGTGGGCGTCGTCCAGTTCCCCGACGACTTCACGCCCGATCAGATCACGGCCGCTATCGAACGCGACATTCTGCCGCGCGTGGCCACGAACAAGCCCGACGTTGGCGCGGCGCGCAAGCAAATCGCGGAAGAAACCGGCCCGCTCGAATCGGTCGCGATCGGCGCCGGCCGGGTGGTCGACCGCACGCTCGCCGGGGTCAAGCAGGCGATTCTCGGCGGATGGCTGCCGGAGTCCATGCAATTCGGCGATACCAAGGCCAAGCTCGCCGAGTTGAAGGCGACGCAGGACGGGAACAACACCGCGTACCAGGCGCTGCAGGAAGCGCATCCGCTCGCGACGACGGGCGGCGAAATCCTCGCGACGTTGCCGGTGGGCGCAGTCGGCACGGGCTACCGCGCGGCCATGGCGGCCGGCGCGCTGCCGGCGATGCTCGAGTACGGCACCGCGGGCGAAAAGGTGCTTGGCGGGGCCGCCGGGGCCGCCGGTGGGGCTGCTGGTCAGGCGCTCGGGAACCTCGTGGGCAAATTCGTGCGACGCGGCGCCGATGTGCCTCTGGCCGATGCGGAGCGCGCCGCGCTCGTCGATGCGGCACAACGAGCGGGTTACGATCTGCGCCCCGACCAGATCACCGGCAAGACGTGGCAGCGCAACCTAGCGGCGGCGCTGCAGCAGAACCCGGTTACGTCGGGCGCCATGGAAGCGCACGCCGCCAAGCAGGCGGCGACGACGGAGCGCCTGGTCGATTCGGCGGTGAATCGCGCGGGCGGCTACATCGACCAGCCGTCGGCGGGCGCCGCGGCGAGCACCGGCATTACCAAGGGGCTAGAAGCGGAAGCGGCCAAGATCAACACGGCGTACAAGGACCTGCTCGCCGGTCGCGACGTGGACATCGAAGCGTTGCGGCCTGTCCTGACGCAGATTCTTGACCAGCAAAAGGCACTCCCGGAGCACCTACAGGGCTCGCCGGCCGTCGAAGGGCTGCGGCAGTTGTTGGGCGATCAGAATTATGCCGCGAAGGCGCGCACGCCATTCGCGCGCCCGGCGCTTGACGAGACGAAGGACGACATCATCACGGCGATCCGCAAGCTCGGCGGGGTGTCGCCCGAGGACGAGGCCGTCGGCTCGCTGGCCAAGGCCAACCCGTTCGCCAACGATCCGCGGCTCGGCCCGGTATGGCGCCGGCCGGCGTTCGCGACGAGCGCGGCCAGCAACACTAGCGCCGGGCACTCGCTTGACCGGATGTCGGAATTGCTGCGCGAGCGCGGCTATCCGGTACAGGGCCCCAACGACGTGATGGACGCCATTGCCGAAGCGGGCATAGGTCGCCCGATCTACTCCGACGCATTTGACCACCGCGCTGCGCAGGCGGCCGAAGATCCGCTTGCGGTCGCAATCGCCGGGCTCAACCAGCGGCTCGACGCCAAGGCTGCGCCGAAGCCCGCAGCGCCCGGCTACCTGCGCGACAACCCCACGGTCGACGGCGAGCTCGCGCAGGACATGCGCAGCGGCTACCGCATCAAGTCCGAGGACGCCTACGCGCGCAGCAAGAACGCCGAGGGCGACGCCTGGCGCGAAATGCGCGACGCGATGGATGGCGTGATTCGCAAGGCATTGCCCTCAGCGGAAAAAGAACAATTCGACGCGATCAACACTCGGTATGGGTTGGGCGTGGCACTCAAGGTGCTGCCGAAGCGCGACCAGCAGACGCTGTTGAAGCAGATCTATCGCGGATTCAACTCCGAGGACGAGTTCGCGGCCTTTATCGCCATGAGCCCGGACAAGGAATTCAAGGAAGTGGCGCGCGGGTTCCTGTCCGATCTGGTCGACCGCGCGCGGGACAAGGCGGGGAACGTGAGCGCGGCGCGCCTCGGGCGCGCGACGCGCGGGGCGGACGACGAGGCGATGCGCCTGCTCGGCGGGGATTCAGCGCGCGAGCTCGCGACGGTCGGCCGGATCGGTGAGACGCTGCTGCCCGATATCGGCAACAGCCAAACGTCGAATCGTGCGGTGTGGCTGCGAGCACTGCAAAACCCGTTGACGCTGGCCGGCGCCGGGCTCGGCGGGGCGGGCGGCAGTGGGGAGGGTGGACCGGGGGCGATCGCCGGGGCCGCGGCGGGCGCGTTCCTGGCTCCCAAGATCGCAAGCAAGGTGTTTTTGTCGGATCTCGCGCAGCGCGCCGCGCTGCGATCGTCCAAGGCTTACAGCGGGGTGCCGGGGTTGCGCGACATCGACCCCAAGATTGCCGAACTGCTGGTCAATCTTCTGCGGGGCTCGAGCGCTGGATTGGGTATGGCCGCTTCGGATTGATCGGCGAGAACAAGGCATCCTCCCACGTTGGGCGCCAGCGGCGCACCGCCCATAGGGCAAGGCTTTTCACCAGCAGGAAGAAAAACGGGGCAATCGCCGCGGCGAGGAAGTAGCGCACCCATCAACCATAGGACGAAAAGAACGCGATGGCAACCTCCCAGTTTGCCTTTCCCCTTGGCGTGCCGATCTTCCGGTGGTTTGACGGCAATGGCGCCCCCGCGGCGTCGTACCAGGTGCAGACGTACGTCGCCGGCTCGGCGACCCCGCTGGCCACCTATCCCACGTACGTCGACGGGCTCTCTGGCACCAACGCGAACACCAATCCGGTCGTGCTCGACGGCAACGGCGCGGCGCAGATTTGGGTGCAAGCGGCGTTCTACAAGGTCGTCATCCTCATGCCGGTGGCGTTGGGCGGCGCCGTCGTCTACACGCAGGACAACGTGCCTGTTGCCTTCGGCTACCCGCAGCCATACCCAACGGAATGGGTGCGTGAGGCCAACACGCTGGCCTACGTGAGCGCCAACGCCTTGAACGTCATGGGCGTGGACGTGACGTCCATCTACCACACGGGGCGGCGGATCAAGGCGCAAGTCACCGCGGGCACGGTGTACGGTACGGTCAAGTCCTCGTCGTTCGCGGTCAACACCGGCGTCAATATCCAATTCGACTCGGGCGGCGCGCTCGACGCGGGCCTGTCGGCGCTCAACTACGGGATCATCTCGTACGCGAGCCCTTCCTATCTCGATCCTCGTACAGCTCTGTCGGTCAAGCTGACGGCGAACCAAACCGGCTTCGCTGCGGCGACCAAGCTTGCCGGGTGGACGGTGGAGCTCGACAGCAACAACGAGTGGAATGCGGGCAGCAACCGCTGGGTGTGCAACTACCCCGGCCGGTACATCGTCGAGCTGCAGACGGAGTTCCTGGACACGGCGGCCGGCGCCGCGGTGACGCCGCAGATCTACAAGAACGGCTTGTCGGTGCGGCAGGCAGCTTCCCGGGCGTTCTCGACGGTCAGCAACATCACGTCGGCCGTCGTGCGTTACGTGTTCACGGCGACCAACAACGACTTCATCGAGGCATTCGTGCTGGGCACCGCGGCGACTACGGTGCAGGGGTCGAACGGAACCGTGCTCACGGTCGTGAGGTTGCCGTAATGGGCGGCGAGGATCAGTGGGACGGCGACGAGCGGCGAAAGGATCAGAAGTGGCACGTCGGCAAGGAAATCCCCATCGCGGTGCTGCTGGCCGTGGTCGCGCAGACGTTCGGCGGTATCTGGTGGGCGGCATCCCTGTCCGCGAAGATTGACGCGGCGATTCAGACGATAACGGAGTTTAAAGCCGAGCGGTACACCAAAGACAACGCGCACCAGGACCGCGAGCTATTCCTGCAACTGGTGGAACAGCAACGACAAGCCGATCGCGAACACGAGCGACGAATTGGCGACCTTGAAATGCGGGCGCGCAAGTGACGCCATCCCCGCAACTAGTGGACTTCGTGGCCGCCTGGGAGGGCTTCCGCTCCGATGCCTACCTAGATGCGGTCGGCGTGCCAACGCTTGGCTTCGGGTTCACGCAAGGCGTGCAGATGGGCGATACGATCACGCTAGACGACGCCAGAGCGCGGCTTGCTGACACGCTGGCCGACTATGCCCGCGAGCTTGCCGCCTACATGGTCCGCGATCCGTCGCAGCAACAGGCCGACGCACTCTTGTCGATCGCTTACAACTGCGGAGTGAAGGCTATCGGCAACTCCGGTGTTATGCAGCGGTTCAACGGCGGCAACGACGAGGGCGCGTGCGAGCGGTGGCTGTGGTGGGACAAGGCCGGGGGGCGATCCCTGCCGGGGTTGCACCGCAGGCGCGTTGCCGAAGTAGCGATATACCGCGACGGTGACTACTCACAAGTCCCCTGACCGCTGGGTAGCCTTCTGGCGGAGATTCGACCAGGCGCGCGCAATACCTCGTACCTGCCTGTTCGCTTACGCGGCGATGACTTGGTACGTTTCCATGTGGTTCATGGCGCTTCCGAAGCCCGAGAGTGCGCAGGGCATGTTCGTCAGCGTGGTTTATGGCGCGATCCCGTTCCTGCTGAATTTCTACATGCAAAACGGTGTGCAGTGGACGCCGCCCGCCTCCTACATGCCCCGTCCGGGGCGCCCTGATTTCGTGGACGACCGATGACCCAACGCGGCTTCGTTATCCCCCTAATGCTGATTCTCTACGCCGTCGCGGCTCTGGCCGTGCTGGGCGCCGTGGGCGTGGCAAAGCACAAAGTTGAGCATTGGTGCAACGTCGCTTGTACCGATGCCCGCCACGAGCGTGACCAGCTCGCCGCAGAGAAAAAGGAAGCCCTGCGGCGGGAAGCGGCGATAGCAACCCTGTACGGAGCGCAAGTAGCCGCTACGCAAGCGGCAGAGAGCAAACGAGACGAGGTGCGCCATGACACGTTTACGCCACTCCGCAACCGCGCTGTTTCTTTGGGCGCTGGCGTGCGGGTTCCTGCTGACGCTGTGCGCGTGCTCGCCGACGCTACCAGTCAAGCCAACGCTGCCGGCACCCCCGCCGGCCCTGACCAAGCCCCTGCGACCCCTGCCGGCCCCGCCGACAGTGCAAGCTTTGTTGCATGGTTCGTGGACGTGGCCGAAATCCACGCCGAATGCCGCGACCGCGTAGCGGCTTGGGAGTCGTTTTATCGCGGCCTGCGCGCCGCTACGGAGGCACCGCTTGAGCAAATTCACTGACACGGCGCAATCCGCGCTGACTTGGGCCGACGCGCACCGCAAGGTGGTCGCCGTCGCGCTCGCACTGCTTGTTGGCATCCTCGTAGGAGTCATGCTGTGACCGATGACGGAACCTTTCCCTGTCCCATCAAGTGGACGCAGCAATCCACACTCTCATCCTTCGTGGGCGATATGGACGCGCGCGGGCATTCGGACCTGATCCCGATCGAGGTGCGCCAGCTCGCCGGCCGGATCAACTTCTACGCCGACCAGGCCAAGCCGCATGATGCGCTTGAAGCCTTCCGCGCGCGGCTCAAGGTCGGCCAGCTATGCGCGTGGGCGCTCTGTACGGACGCGGAGCGCACGGCGCTGGGCGCGATCTACGATCCGGCCACCGTGGTGCTGTACGTCCAGTGGTACGCGGCGGGCAGCGGCGGCGGGATCAACGTCAATGAACAAGCCTACGGCACCGGCTACCGCTTCTGGTCGATCCAGGCGAACGGCTGGGTACCGGATGTGGACGGCAGCGGCGATGCCTACGTGGCGTGGCTGTGCGCGCAGCCGCCGGGGCGCGCGGTGCCGGGGCCGTTCCCCGCATGACGGCGGATCGCATCGAGGTGGTACCGGCGAAGCGCGGTCAGTTCGTTTGGCACTTCGTCGCGGCCAATGGCCGGATTCGCGCGAACGGGGAAACGTTCCCCACGCGCGGCAATGCCCTGCGCGCGGTGAAGGCGCACGCGCGGAACATGGCGGCCACCTTCGGCGTCGTCTTGACGTTCAAGACGCTGCGCCGGGGCGATGCGACGGTGGTCTATCCGATCATCGCCATTTTCCCGCGCGCGCTGGATATGCGCGGGTTGCAGTAGCGGCGTCCCCGGCGGCGATTTCGAGCGCAAGCCCGCGTTGAGCCGTGCGCCGCGCCTGCATTGCGATGTACGCCGGATTCAGCTCGCAGCCGATCCACCGGCGCCCCAAATCCTGCGCGACCTGCGCCGTCGTGCCGCTGCCCATGAACGGATCGAGCACCACGTCACCAGGACGCGAGCCAGCGAGGATGCAGGGCTCAATCAGCGCGCGCGGATAGGTGGCGAAATGCGCCTCTGAATAGCTTTCGGTGGCGATCGTCCAGACCGTTCGCCGGTTGCGCATCGACCCCTCCCAGGGCACCGAGCCCGCGACACCGCCGCCGCTCTTGCCGTCCGTTTCAATCGGCACGCCGCGCGCGCTGGCCGGCTTGCGTTCCCTGTTGCCAGACTTCGACACATAACCTGTATGCCCGGCCTCACGCCCTTCCTTGTGGAACGATCCGTGGCCACCAGCGCCCTTGCTGGTGTCCCATCCGTCCGGCGTTTTGTAATTGGCGCGCGATCCTGATTGCGGTTTTTGTCCGGGCGCGCTTGCATAGCCGCCGGTCAAATCGTGCGGCGTGTTGCCTATCGTCGGTTCCTTGAACGATTCCGCATCGAAGTAGTACCGCTCCCGCTTCGATAGCAGGAACAGATATTCATGAGATTTTGTCGGGCGATCGGTGATCGACTCCGGCATCGGGTTGGGCTTGTGCCAAATGATGTCGCTGCGCAGATACCAGCCGTCCGCCTGGAGCGCGAAGGCGACGCGCCAGGGGATGCCGCACAAGTCTTTCGCCTTTAGGCCGGTCGTCACTTTCTGGCGTCCGATGCCGCTCGCGCCATGCAACCCGGCCGCATGCTTGCCGCCAGTGCTGCCGCCCCACTTGGTATCGTTGGCGTAACTGTCCCCGAGGTTCAGCCACAGCGTCCCATCATCCGCGAGCACGTCGCGCACCAGCGCGAACACTTCCACCATGCCCGCGACGTATTCGTAAATCGTCGGCTCTAGCCCCAACTGCCCCGCCACGCCGTAATCGCGCAGGCCCCAATAAGGCGGGGACGTCACGCACGTCTGCGCGCGAATGCCGGCCGCGATGAAGGCGCGAAGGCCGGCGCGCACGTCGCCCTGATAGCAATCGTCGATCACTCTATCTCCCGCGCCCGCTCGTCGCCCATAGCGCGGATACGTTCGGCGATTCGTTTGCCGGTGGCATAGCACTTGTATCTGTCCGGCTCTCCCGCATCGTCGGCAATGCTCGCCGCCCGCTCCCGCCCCTCGCGCAGACCGGCGGCGCGCCCAGCCTCATATGCGAACAGGGCTTCTCGCGTAATCGGCGAGCGATAGCGTCCATGGTCGTCGCGCCCGAAGTAATAACCGAACGGTGCGCCCCACGCCTCAAACGCTGCCCGCTCATCCATGGTCTATCTCCCGCGCCCGCGACCGGATGGCGGCGACGCTCATGCAAATAGCCTCGCTTGTCGGTAGGCGTTGTCGATCCGTTCGCAGGCAATGTCGAAATACTTGGGCTCTATCTCGACGCCGATGAACTTGCGGCCGAGTTGTGCGCAGGCGACGCCAGTCGTGCCGCTGCCCATAAAGGGATCGAGGACCACCTTAGGCATTCCGCACTGCTCAATGCACCAACGCATCAAACGCACGGGTTTTTGCGTAGTGTGGTGACGCAGCCCACCGTTTTCTCCAACCTTGTCGCACGCTAGGCCCTTCCACTTCATTGAAAAGATGCGCGCCGCCTTATCGGAGCTATGCCACGCAAATTCCACATCAGAAAATGAGTCCCATGGAGGCATACCAGCCAACTTGTCGAACGCGAGGAATCGACCAGAGTCAGGGAGCCTTGGGTAGAAGTGATCGGCGCCGAACAAAAGAACGTTTCCGCAAAACGATATGAATGGCGAAGGATCAAAAGGACGGTCGTCGCCATGAACAGGCGGTGACCCACGAGCATTAGCTGCAGCGGTATTGCCGATGCGCCCATTACGAAACCCGGAATGTGCGTACCCAATCCCATACGGCGGGTCCGTTATCACCGCATCCACCTTCGGCAGCGTCGGCAATATCTCCAGACAGTCGCCCAGATACAGCGTGGCGTCGCCTATGTGTTCGACGCGCAGCGTCATGAGCCGTCGCCGAAGCCGTAGCCGGAGCCGGAGCCGGAGCCGTCGCCGGAGCCGTAGCCGGAGCCGAAGCCGTAGCCGTAGCCGGAGCCGGAGCCGTAGCCGTAGCCGGAGCCGGAGCCGTAGCCGGAGCCGGAGCCGTAGCCGGAGCCGTAGCCGTCGCCGTCGCCGGAGCCGGAGCCGGAGCCGGAGCCGGAGCCGGAGCCGTCAAGTGTTAGAGTGCGCCAGTCCATTTGTCGGCCTTCGCGTCAATGATGCTGATGACCGCGCGCATCGGGGCGCGCACGTTGCCGACCGCATCCAGTTTTGTATCCTTGGTCGGGCCGTTAACGAGTTCGCCAAGCCCTTTCGTCGTGCCCCACACGCGAATGTTCTTCGCGTTCTCGATCAGGCACCAATCGCCGTCCACGGTGACGTTACCGACATAAACGAATCCGCGATCCAACACGACGATGGCGGTGCCTTGCAGTACGCATTTCGCTTCCATAGTTGCTCCTGTTGTGCCGCGGTTGCGGCGATTGATTGATAACGCAGCGTCACTTGCCACCTCCCGCCGCCGCCCGCGCTGCGTCGATTTCGGTCTTGGCGCGAGCGGCAATGCCGATAAACTCCCATGCCCGGCGCGCGTGGAATCGGTTCTTGGTTTCCTCGTCGTCGCCGCAGACCATAGGCAGGCTCATCCCCGCCAGTGCGATTTCCGTTAGCGCGTCGTGCGCCGCCGCGAGCACCGCCTGCGCCGCAGCGAGTTGGGCCTCGGCACGTTCGGCGCGTTCTTCCTGCTCGGCCAGCGCCCCAAGCGCAACGTCACGCTCGGCAGTCTTGGACGCGAGGTTGTCCCGCAGTCGGCCGTTCTCCGCGCGCAGGGCGGCGAGGGCGGCAAGCACTTCGTCGGCAAACATCCCAACGCCAGTGCCGGCATTCGCTTTGGATGACCGCCGCAACCGCTCGCGCAGGCTATCCACGGTCGCCATCCTGTGTTGTTCGCGGGTTCTTGTCCACGGCAACGCGTAACCGACCGTACTCCATCCGCATCCCCGGAACCTGCCACGCGTGTTCGCGCATTTCGTTGTCCGCGTCCTCTAGCATGTTGTGGTGATACCAGCAAAAGCAGGGCACATGAGCCTGAACGTAATTGCGCACCGCCAAGCAGCGGCAGCAGGTTTTGGCCTGCCAGAGTTCGCCGTCGTTCTTGGCCGCGACGTATTCGTAGCGTTCCCCGCTGTGGATGGGGCGCCCGCACTCGCTGCACTTGTGCTGCTTGCGCGCCGTCCGCTCGCTCTGCTCGTAGAACTCGGGCGTGTCATAGTCGCAATAACAGGCTTCGCTCACTTCCCACCTCCCGCCCGCGCTGCGTCGCTGTGCAGGATCGCGCGTAGTTCGGCTATCGCCGCAGCTACAAATTCGCACGCCTGCGTACTATTGAATACTCCAGTCGGCTTCGGCTCCCAACACAGAGACACAGCACCGGCCATTTCGTGCAGAACGCGGGACAGTTGCGTATCCGCCGCCGCGATCACCGACTGCGCCGCAGCGAGGGCGTGATTAGCACGGTCGCAAGCGTCGGCCCATTCCTCTGCTTTTTTGTCGGCTGCGTCCCGTTCCGCGCGCAGGGCCGCGAGGACAGCGCGAGCGGCTACCGCGCACTCCTGCCATCCGATAAGGAACGGTGTCCATAATTCGACGTGCTTGGCGCGCGATGCGCTCGGGTATTGCGCACGGAATGCGATCACCGCCGCATCATCCCCGAGATCATCGACCGGCGCGGCGGGCGGCTCGGCCTGCGGCTCGCTCGCGGGCTTGGCGCATACCACGCATTCATCCGACACGATCAGATGCCCGCATGGGTGGCGCGTAGGCTCGCTCGCGGGCGCGGGCGGGGCGGCGTAGAGGGGAACGCTGTACCGTTCGGCATCGGCGGCGGCAGACTCAAACTCACCTCCGCGCGTCCGACGGTCCGGGTTCGTGAGGTGATTCTTCTCAACTGCCGACAACGTGACCAGCAGGCTCGGCGTCGCCCAAGCCACCGGCTTCTGCGCTGCGGCGCACTCTGGAGCGCGTGACGCAACGTATTTGTCGGACATGGCGACCCCAAAGGCATGGGACTCGCGCAACGCGGTCAGCGTCTCTTGAATGTGACCAACGATGCGCGGCACGTTCAATGACCCGCCTTCAGTGCGCGATTGCTCGACAGTCAAACCGAGTGCCGCGCAAATCCTATCCGCGTCGGCGCACTCGCGTTCCAAATCATCCGCAGGCGCGGCGGGCGGCTCGGGCGCGGGCGGGCATGGGAAGTGAACACGCCGTATCCACGCGAGTTGATCCTCCAGCGCGAACAGCCCGCGCTCGCTGGTGAAAGCAATACGGATCACCATTTCGTCGGCTTGAATCAGTGGCGCGTCGGGCTGGTTGTCGCGGGATTCGCCAATCTGCCGACCAGCCTTGTCCGCCTCCGTTGCGAGTGTGATGACCAACTCTGCCGGATAGCCCGCGGCCGAGTGGTTGATGACGTACTGCCCGGTGCCAAGCGCGGCGTACCCGCGATAGGCCGGGATGACCGGCTCGGGCGCGGGCGGGGCGGCGATAATGGCAACACCCGCGTTATAAGCGTCCGACAACCGTTGCTCGCCGTCGAAGTGCGACACGAGCGGCGAATCCTTGATGGCCGCCACCAACTCTTGCAACGCCTCGCGCTCGGTCATGGCGTGCCCCCTTCCAGCATCGACGCCGCAAGTTCCAGCGCGTTGCGATAGTTCGTCGCGTGCTGGTTCGTTCCGTGCGTGTCCATGACCTTCATCAGGAACGTATCGGCATCACCGTAGAAGCATCCCGTTTGCAGGCGCAGTCCCTTGTCGGTGCGGAACACGGTCAACGTGTCTTGCCGGGAGCCGATGGGGCTGATTTGGATAACAGCGTTCTGGCCGATGATTTCGGCGTCTTTGAGTTTCGCGCCGCCCAAGTACGCGCCGCCCAAGTCCGCGCCGCCCAAGCTCGCGCCGCCCAAGTTCGCGCTGACCAAGTTCGCGCCGTACAAGTTCGCTCTGACCAAGTTCGCGCTGACCAAGTACGCGCCGCCCAAGTTCGCGCCGCCCAAGCTCGCGCCGCCCAAGTTCGCGC